ACCTTTTCGATCGTGCGCCGATGCACGCCCAAATCCCGCGCCAAGGCTTCGTTGCTCAGGCGCTCCCTGATGTGCTTGCGCAACGCCTCGCGCTGCTTCGCTGCCGAGCGGATCGCTTCGACTTCGAGCGGCGTTAGCTTCGATTGCGGGAGCTGCATCCCGCGCGGCTGGAACTCATGCTGCCGGATCATGTATTCGTCGCGGGTCATTCGCTCATCTCCTTCAATCGACGCGCCCGCTCAATGCCGGCTTTCGTCAGGCTGTACATGCGTGATCGGCAATCGACCGAGCCGTCCGCGCTGAACGCGAACACATGCCCAGCCTCGATCATCTCGGCGAGGTCGTCGCTGATCATTCGCCGTGACTTTTTCTGATGCCGCATCAGCTCCAGCGTCGTTACATTCCTCCCGAGCATCAGCATCAGGATGTTTTCCTGGCGCAGCTTGCGCGGACTCGGGCGCTCGGCGGGGCGCGGCATACATGCGGCGGTGATCTGCTGAAAAAGGGTGGGGGTCATTCGGCAAGCTCCGCAAATAGCGACTCCTGAAAAACGCCGTCGGAGTCGAACCGGCTGTTCGCGTGACCCAAGTTAATGACAGCCTGCTTGTAATAGCTGTCCTTGAGTTCAACGCCGATAGCCTTGCGCCCAAGCGATACCGGGCTATAAACCTCGCTGCCAACTCCCATGAACGGCGTCAGAACGGTTTCTCCGGGATTGCTGTAAAGCTCCACAAGCCGATCAATCACATCAAGCTGAAGCGGATGGACGTGCTTTTCGTCATCCTCTTCCTTGCTGTCTCTGAACGGGAGGACGTTATCAATCCGCACGTCGTCCCATACGCTAGACGCGTACCGCTGCCAGATGTAATGACTGAGCTTGTTCGTCTTCGGGTCCGTGCTGTCGGCGTATGAGGCCTTCAGGTGCTCCCACAGTTCATCCTCGTTGAACTTTGTCCCGTTCGCGTTATTGAACGCTTGCAAGATGTTCGGAAGGATCGGCGTTGCGCCGAAGTACCGGGTTAGCCCGTTCGGATGCGTGACAGGGACTTCGCTTTCGCCCTTGCGGGTGAAGATCAGAACGTAATCCGGCATTGCAGTGAAGCATTGCGTAGAGTCCTCGACGATCAGCTTGTGCATGAGGCTCTTCACCATCGTGCGCATCCGCACCTTCAGCGGCTCTTTCCAGATCGTGATCCTGTTGCGGTACTGGAAGCCTAGCTTTTCGTGAAGTCGGATCACCTCGCCTGGGAAGTCCCAAAGCCGGCACGAGTTGTCGAAAACGTCCGTCACATGCACAGCAGAGATTCTTCCGGGCTTGGTCACGCGCGCAATCTGCTCAACGAGGAAGGCGTATTGCGCCATGAACTGCTCGCGCGTTTCGCAGTTGCTCATGTCGCGCGGATCGCTGCTGTATTGGTATAGGCCGGTGAATGGCGGGCTATAAATCGACAGGTCAATGCTGCGGTCCGGCAGCATGGGCATGATCTCCATGTTGTCGGAGTTATAGATTGCGTATTGATCAGTGATGAGTTGCTGTTTCGTCGTGCCGGTCATTGCATGAACTCCGGGAGTTGAATGGACTTGTCGAACTGTCGGACGCGATGCGTGAATGATCTGTTCGCGTTCTCGACCAGACCTTCGTAAAGCTCAATGGCCTTCGCCATCTTTTCTTCGATGGCTTGCATGACGCGGGTCTGGCCTTCGCTGATGACCATCTCGCATGTCACCTCGCGCTTCTGCCCAAAGCGCCAGAATCGGCGGATGGCTTGGTAGTACTGTTCATAGCTCCACGTCGGGAAAAATACCGTGTGGTTGCAGTGCTGCCAGTTCAGGCCCATGGATGTCATGGATGCCTTGGTTATCAGCCTCTCAATGTCGCCCCTTGCGAACGCGACCAGCGCTTCCTCTTTTTGATCAATTGACATGCTGCCTTTGATCTCGATGGCGCTTCGATCAAGCCGCTTGAGCGCTTCGCTCTCGTCGTTTCGGTTGCACCAATAGACCGAAGTTTTCCCAGATGCCAACTCGGCCGCACGTGCGCAGCGTTCTTCAACGGTAAGCGCCTGCTCTTCGCGAACCTCGGTCATCCGCGCGGCCGGCATGGCGAATAGCCCGAGTTGGTTGTCGATGCACCACTGGCGCTCGTTCTTGACGATGTGCTGATTTGTTGTGAGCGGCGGAAGCTTGTAAGCGTCGTCTGAAAACCCAAGGTCAGATGGATTTTTGACCATGATCGACCACGAATTGACCCACGCGAAAAAGTCATCTCGGGCATGAGGCATCAGGTAAAACTTCTCGCCGATGTTCCGATTGTTGCTATCGACGCTGTTCTGGTTTGAGCGGAAGAACTTGCCGAGCATGTCCATGTACCCCATGCACCCGAGCGCCTCTGAGCTATTGCCAAGCTCGATAAAATCGTTCGGCGATGGGGTTGCGGTCGCGAGGATTCGGTACTTCACGCGCTTGATGAACGCAACGATCGCGTCCCGCGTCTTCCCGTTGAAGTTCTTCAGGATGCTGGACTCATCAAGGATCACGCATTCGTAATCCGACGGGTTCAGCAGATGAAGGCGCTCGTAGTTGCACACAGTGATGCGGCTCAGGTTCTTGCCGTCCTTCGTGTGCGTCACGCCTTCCACGCCGATGCGTTCGGCCTCGTCAATGAACTGGAAGGCCACGGCAAGGGGGGTCAGGATCAACACCCGCTTTCCGGTGTAGCGCGCGACGTTCTCGGCAATCGAGAGTTCAATCAGCGTCTTGCCAAGCCCGGTATCTGCGAACACGCCGACGCGACCTTTTCGCACTGCGCGGGAAATGATCTCGCGCTGAAAGTCGAATGCACAGTCGGGGATAAAGACCGGATCGAATCCATGGTCTGAGGATGAGTGACGCTTCGCAGAGATAAAAGACTCGTACGCTACCATGTCATACCTCTTAAAAAAGCCTGCTTGTGCGGGCTGTGGATATCGGTGGGCGGCGGTCAAATCACGCGCCAGGACGCCCCGTGTGCGTGCCGAATAAACGGAATGTCGTCATCAAAGGCGCCGGCTGGCGGCGCTGATTGCTGCCGTTGCTGCCGTTGCTGTGTTTGCTGGCGAGGCGCTGCGGGCTGCTGTTGGCCCTCAGGCTTCCCGCCGAGCATCTTCATCACGTCGCCGCGAATCTCGGTTGTGTAGCGATCCTGGCCGTTCTTGTCCTGCCATTTGCGCGTGCGCAACGAGCCTTCGATATAGACCTGGCTTCCCTTGCGCAAATACTGGCCGGCAATCTCAGCCAGCTTTCCGAAAAATCCGACGCGCACCCACTCCGTCATTTCCTTTTTTTCGCCGGTTGCCTTGTCTCGCCATGTCTCGGCGCAGGCTATGCTGATGTTGCAAACAGCTTCGCCTGATGCGGTGACTCTGCTTTCGGGGTCTGCGCCAAGATTGCCGATCCCAATCCACTTATTTACTGATGCCATGTCATGCTGCCTTTTTGAGTAGTTTAGATTCGTATGAAGAAACAAGTGCAGCGAACTCAATCAGATCCCGCTCAAGCTCTTCGATGTAGTTCTCGTTGCGCTCAAACGTGCGCAGCCAAAGCTGCCGGCCAGCAGGCTTGAGTGCAGGGCAGTACATGCCAAGGTGCCAGCGTTTGCGGCAGGTGATCCATAAGCAGCCCTGAATCTGCGCAAACACGGTTGAGGCGTCGTTTTCGATGTGGAATGCGCGCAACCGGTCGGGGGCGACGAAGCACTTGTATTCCGCACCTTCGTCGTCGCCGACTAGGCCATCCGCGCTCGCGCCGAACAAATAGTCGTCCGTCAGCACGAAGCCGGCGCGCTCTACGAAAAGCCCGGACTGTTGCTCGTGCTCCATGCGGGCATCCGGCTCTAACTCGTGCCCGCGCTTCATCGCCCAGGTAGAAAACCCTTCGTCCAGCGGCTGCCTGCTAATGCGCTCAACAGCAAGCCGAAAAGCGTAGTCCTTGGCGGCTTCGGAAAAATCGCCATCTGGCTCGCCGTCCAGTGCGCGCTGAACCGTTTCTGACTTTGGTGCCGCCATGTAGCCGGCGAGCGCCATTGCGTCTTTCTGGTTCTTTCCGGCGCGGATCGCATCAACGTACATCTTCTGCTTAGACGTAAGCCCTCCGACCTTGCTGCGCGCGGTTTCAAACATCGAGGCGGTAATCACCCCGGCGCGGGCAGAGTGCCATTCCGGCGAGCCTTGGTCGCATTCAACAATGATCATTTCGGCGCCCCCTTTTCAGTCTCGGAATCAAGTCTGCGTTTTTCGGCGTCCTTCACTTTTGCGAAAGTGCTGATGGCCTCTTTGCTGCCAGACTCCCTTACGGCTGGCAGGTGCTGACCATACGCCGCCTTGAGTTCATCAAACGTCTCGCAGGCCCTCAGCGCATCGATGTATGGCGTAACGTCAAACTCTTCGCGCTGGTAGCGGCTTTCCTCGTCCTCGCCTGTCTCGATATTGAACAGCTTCAAGATGGCGTACTTGGTCGCGTAGCTGATCGCCTTGCCTGGCGCCTTGTCGCCGTTGTCTAGGGCGTGCGCTTCGATTCGGATCGTCACGCATTCATCCGGCGCGTCCATGTTTATAAAGCGCACGTCGTAGGACGCCGAATAGAGCCGCTGCTTTGCGCCTTCCTCTTTCGGGTGAAACACGGACTCGATCAGCGTCGGCGCGATGATTACGCCATGCTCTACGAGATGCTGCCGCACCATCCCGGTTACGGCATCGTGCGTCACCGCTCTGTAAGACCCTGCGCTTCCGGCGCTCACGCTCTTGTCCTTCTGTATGTACGTGATCGACTTCCGGACTTCGTTGATTCGCTGATAGATGTTCATTCTGCTGCCCCGTTCGTCGTTTTCCATTGCTCGTACTCCTGCCAACACTCAGTCTTTAGCGCCTGATAGCGGTCAAGCAGCGTTGTGTCGGCCCATACGGCCAGTGCGTGCGCCGCTGCGAGCTGACGCCCCATGCTTTGAATGTCGCCGGACTGAGCGGCCTTCCGCGCAGTGATCGCCGCGTATTCGAATCCTTCTTGCGCACGGCTGATCAT